ATAGTCCCACAAATTGTCTCAATTCTGACCGAACCTGCGCTTGACTGGCAGCGTAGCTGAGTTTTCCAGATGTCTCGGATTTGCCGTCCTGATTGACCCAATTCAGGTAATACTGTCCATCAGTAGGAGTTCCAGAGATCGTGATAGTCTGTTCCTCGACATCGGTCATCGCGAACAGTACACCTGCCGTGGCGCCGAGTCCGACAGAAACGATCCAGTTGTCAGGAACCTTGTCGATGCTCGATTCGTCCTCGAAGTCGGAGTTTGAAAGGATGTTTGCCGACGCATCGACAGAGGTGATGACCCTCGATGCGCCCGAACCTTTCGGCCAGTCGACAGCCATATCTGGTACTGCGGCTTCGCCTTGTGTCCTGAATCCGGATGTCCTCCCGTTCGAGACACAGGTCATTACCAAGTCTTCAGCCAGTGCGTTCTCGGCATTGCGACCTTTCCCGTTTTTCACACTCAGGATAACCGACCCGTTTCCGGTATTGGCAGCATCGGCAGTGACCGTTCCGGATGACGTGCTCGAGTCTACAGACTGGCTGGCGGTGTCCAACTGCGAGATCAGTTCCTCTAATGCGACCTGAGTCGTCTTGCTGGGAAGCGCGTTGTCCGCGTCAACCATCTCGATGATCAGGCGATCAGCATACCGAGACAGAATGGTCTTCATTGACATCCCTGCCGACTTCAGGGAATCATTTGCCGATGACAGTCCCTCGATGGTCTTTTGCAGTTCTAGGGTCGAGGTGCGTTTGGCGAACTGAGCCAGTGCGTCAGTCACCTCAGTCGTGATCGACGTGTTGATGCTCGTATCTATTATCGCCATTGCCTGAAAGGCTTTGCCTAGTATGTCAAACAGTCCGTCGCCGTTGACTCCGTCAGTGAATTCCACTGTCATGATATATTCCTTGTCCTGATCAACTCACCGTTATTCGGTGGTGAAGTCTGACCTGAATACGTCTTCGCTCGTTATTCTTCGTCCTGCGTTGGCTGACGAAGCGATAGTATTGTTTCCACCCGTTAGCCACGGTATCTCGGGTAGAACCAGAGACTCGTTGCCACCCGAACCCGATCCCGGCAGGACCGGTGGCCTGTTCATGATGTAGTCGTATCGAACATTCATGGCGTGTCTCTCCTCACCATTCTTTCCGAGTTGAGGAGGGACAAAAATCGGGTTAACTGAGTTCAGAGTGTAGACGATGTCGTTGTGATCGGTAAAAGTCTTTTTCATCTCCGGTAGCACCGGAGACTGTCCGATCCTTTCCGCCATGATCGTGACCACATATTTGCACTGAGGTTTCGTTAGAGACACCGGGACGGTGGTAGATCCCTCGTCGAAACTGTACAGCGGCGCCGATCCTGCCGAGTATGTGGGTTGTGCTGCTGGACCCGCGATTGGAGTCGCGACAGTCATTTCCGGAATCGAGAACTCCGCGCTCGCGTGGAAGTCAACATAGGGAGCCTTGTGGTGCTCTCCAGAAAACCTCGACGGCTTAGTCTTGATCTCGTCTTCTCCGGGCGAGATGAAACTGATATCCATCCCATCCGGCGAGTCCTGTGACTGTGGATGTTGAGGCAAATCAGGGCGGGCCGCTTTTTGCCCGAGATTCAGAGGGGCGTCGGAACACACTTCCTGCAACGCGCAACTGAACGCTTGCGCCAGAGGCAAACTTCCCTGCACAAGAGGACTTGGCATCTCAACGTGTTGTGCACCCTGAGGTGACCAATTTCGGTCGTAATTTTCCGAGTGATCATTGACATCAATCATATCGATCGGCATACCCAGCAACGGCAACGCCTGACGGAACGGGAGCGGTAGTGGTCCGTCATCCATTTCATCTGGCGCTTCTCCGACCAACCTGACTCGCGCGCTCACACGCACCTCGTTGGTTCTTGATCCGTAGAAATCCTGAATCGTGATGTTTTCAATAAAATTCCTTCTTTTTCCCTCCTCGTTGTCGGATTTCCACTTGAGTCTGGATTCCAGAATCTCCAGACCCAACTGCATCAGGTGCCCCTTTTTTGTGTTTCTGTGTCCACGGAGTCGGACGGATCCTTCAGCCACCCCGATCTTTCCATCACCGGCAGACAATCCCCACTGAAAGTCCCAATCCAGTGCTGGGAATGGTGCAGCGTATGCGACCTCTCTGTCGATGATGGTATAAGACAGCGTCAGAGAGTCAGCGCTCGTGGCGAACGACATGGATTCTCGTCGCATTCCCATCGACAGGGGCGGCAGGCAGTAACTCCTAAACTGGTTAGGATTTATCATCGCCGTGGTGGTTCGCAGCACACCCCTGTACGTCCTCGTCGTTTCAAGGACATCGTCAACAACATCTTCAACCGTCCAGCGATTTGACAGGACATGGGATCTTTTCGGTCCGCCGAACCCGCCTATCCCGGCACCACCGTCTGTATCCTCCGCGGTATTTGGGCCTAGGAGGTTGTCATCGCAATGCTGAAGGCATACTTCAACCGACCAGCGAATCCGAAAAATGTGCGGCCCCTGAACTTTATCTATTTCGCACTCCAGAATTTTCGGCCCGTTGTTCAGGTCGTGCGATCCTATCTTGTCATTCACTCCACGAACTGCGTCGTGGTCTCCAAGAACGAAGCCCCCGAAGCCGTCCCCTCCATGAAGAGCCGACACGGACCGGAGAATCTGGTTGTCTCCGATCCACATTTGAAAACGTCCGCGAGGTTCGGTCAATTGGATCCTGAGCGTTCGATAGTTGAGGACCGCTAGTTGTGCGCCATCTGGATCGTGGGGAGCACCGGGGATGACGGAGTTCCCAAACGCATTGGTGGCGTCGGGGACTGGGGCGTGTGGACCTGCGTCAGTTTGCCCGTGACCATTGGCTATAGCCGGTGAAGAACCGACGACAGGAAACGGCGCAGCTATCCAATCAGCCGGTTGACCAAGACCTGTTCCGTCTCCGTGGACGTAGCAGATGACGGTGATCCGGTACTTGAAATACAGCAGGTCCGTTCCGCTATCGTCATACACCGGCTCCTCGACAAACCGCTCAGTGAGGCAGTTTGACATAAGGATGTTGTTGTACCTGATGGTTGTTCGGTCTGGCATGTTATTACGGCAGGTTGTGAGGGAACGCATTACCCTGCTGGTGCAGGTCTCCCCCCGCCCTATTCCGTCTTATTAATGGGTTTCTATGCTCAATGTCGCCGTCGTGGAAGGAGTCTAACGCTTCTCGGAACGACTCTCTCGGACCCGCTTCTACAGGCTCTATCCACCAGCCCCTATCTCTCATCCAAGCTTCTGCCGCTGCCCCAAGTTGATTTAAAACAACCATAACCTTGTTAGCGCCCATCAGAAAGCCAGCTCCGATAAGGTTTTTTACATTGGAACCCATCTCTCTGAGAGGTTGAGTGTTCTCTCGAAGTTCCTGCAACTCGGTAGTCAACATATAGAATGTGTCCTCCGTAGCTTGAGCTTGCTGGATATCAAGGCCGAACTGCTGACGCTCCAACTCGCCCATTGCGGTTGCCATTGTTCCAGAATATGCCGCCAAATGCTCTTGGGCCATAATCAGTGACTCGGCAAACCGCTTCGACAAGGGAATGAGCATCACTCCCGCGGTCGCAAGTACCTTCAGCAGTGACTTCAAGCCTCCCCCCTTCTCATCCATGCCGAGTGCTGACTTTTCTCTGGCCGCGTTTTCGTCCTCTGTCGCCTTTACCGCATCGAATTGCGCTTCCTGAGCCTCTTTGTTCAGGCTGTCAATTTCTTCTGGTGTGGAAAGTGGTGGAATCTCGCTTTCGTCGAGTCCCGGCATATCCGACACAGCTTCGTCTCTCTCCTCGGCGGTCAGTTCCGGCGCCTCTTCGCCACCACCTTTAATCCGATCGAGGAATCCCTTCGATTCTTTTGCCGTGGGAGTACCACCCAGCCTGCCCATCAGCCTCGAAAACATAGATTTGGCGGGTCCAGCATCGGGTCCGGCACCTCGGACATCCGGAGACTCGACGTTGACATCGACATCGTCTCCACCACCGACCGGAGCAGTCTCAGGCGCAGGCGCTGGCCTGACTGTGCGTGGGGCTGTCGGGATACCGCCACTACGCCCTAGAGTCGGTGCGCCGATCCTGATAGCGTCCGGATCATAATGCGGCATCGGTGCGCCGACACCTTCTGGTCTTCCTGCCGCTTTCCCAGCGGTAGAATGCAATTGGTCAGGCAGGGATGCCGCAGGTTCCCCGGCGGTCGTTCCGGTGGCGGGTTGAGCAGTCGCAGCGCTGTGCTCGAGTTCGGTCGACAAAAACATTTCTTCGCCGCCGCCACCCACCGCCCCTCTCGTTCCACTCCCCTTCTCCCGCTTCTCGGGGTTCATCAGGTTCCAGAGACGAGATACTAGATCCCGGTCGGCTCTCCCACCCCCGGATGGTCTACCTGCGTCATCTCCGCCACCCAGTCCCGCCACGGACTTGAGATGCTCCAGCACGTTCTCCTCAGAGGAGTTGATTAGCCTCTGGAACCAACTCCCATCCGGGGCATCCCCACCACCGCCGTGCAGAACATTGCCTGATCCTGCTCCCGGTCCAGCCCTTTGTGGTGCCTGCCTTGACCCAACCGGAACAGCGGAACGTCCTAGTCGTCCGACACCTTCCGCCACAGACGCAGGTCGACCCGCTTCTGACGCTTTGCGTCGTTTATCAGGTTTCCTCTTTTTCCCGCTGTCGAGAAAACGCTTGACTCTCTTAGCGTCCTTATACGCCGTTTTTGCTCTTCCGAATTTCGATTTTCCGGACGCTGCGCCGTATCTTTTGCTGGCGGCCTGACGAAGCCGACCAACCGCTTGACCAGCACCACTGGCCTTGACTGCTTTTGCTGCACGGGCTGCCCCGGCGGCGATGCGCGCGATGATGCCTACTAACGGATTGAGAATCATCCTTGGTGTGCCCCATCCCAAGGAGGTTTCGGACTACCGTTCGCCCCGCCCGCGCGGCTGAACTGGTGCCGATTCCAGTTCGCCTCGGACTCCGCCGCGTTATCGGAGAAAGCGCTGACCCACTCCTTGGACATCTTTCCCGACCCCAGTACGGCAACTATAGCATGTAGGAATCCGCGAGCCTGACGGGTCTCCGCACGAGGCAGGTTCAGCCAGAGACCTATCACGCACTCGTAGGGGATGATTCCGTCTGGGAAACAGTCTCGGACGGAATCTGCTCCGTAGGTTCCTGAGAGGTCAGCGAGGGGTTGGTATTTTTTTTTTGGCCTACCAACCAGTCCACGAACTGAATCAGAACCGTGATCGTTTCCGCTTCGGTCAACCCCGGCTGGATATCTGTCCACGGTTTCAACCCGAACACGTCCCTGACAGCCGCCGTCGTCACCTCACTGGCAGCAATCGCTTCTTTTCTTATCGAGTCATCCCCAGAGTCCATGTTGTCGATCATTGCCGGATGGACATCCCAGTCGAATACAGGATGGGCGAGAAGAGCGCGATACGCTGCCAGCGGATCAATCGCGCGAACTTCCTCGCCATCCCAGTATTCGTACACATCTCGCCTGCGCTCTGGCTTTTTTCCGAAAACTCGTGACCACATGCGAAACATGTTTTTCTCCGAAACCGGCTAGACTACGGTGACGTTTGCCAGAACACCGGCTGATGCGTGACATTCAAAGTCTAGCACGAGACGCGCCCATTTGGACCCCTTGTTCACTTCTATCGGACCGCGCGGAATGGCGATGAGGAAGTTCATCGGTCCGACCATCGGGCCATTCGCAGCAGCAGAAGTTGGCAGGAGCAGCAACCGGAAGGTGCTACCTGAACCTGCCATCAGCGTTCCAACCGTCGCGGTGCTGAGAGCCACGACACCACCCACTCCACCAGCCGGATGAACGCGGGGGAGGAGTTTGTGAAGAACGTCAGTGTCCCATTTTGACATCTCCAGACGCACTCGTGCTATCTGGCCGTAGTATTGAATGTCGATCGGCGGACCTGAGTCGCCTCCGTTCTGATCGCCGGGGATGTCGTCCATCATAACTTCATGAGTAACATCCGCACCATTGACGGTGTAGCCGAGAGTTTCGAGAGTCGGAACTTCTACGGATCCGCCCGTACTCACCTTGATTAAACATGGGCCGGGAACTTGGATGACTGCTGCCATTGGTTCACTCCGTTAGTTTTACCTGTCTCCCGGCAACCGTCGCCGGGGATAGTAATTGAGTACCCGATCACGGACCATGTTCAGGTGGTACTGAAAACGTATGAGCGTCGGGCCGTCGATCGAGGGGTTTCCAGCGTCTTTCTGGTCAACCAGATTTAAGACATTTTCCCCAGCCCGCATCCGTTCCAAGTGCATCTCGCTCATTTCGTACTGGCTTTTCATACGATCCGGGTCAAAGCCGGGTCGTCGAGCAAGCAGGTACGACATCGCTATATCGCAGACCAGCCGCTCCAAATACGATGCCGAGTTGCCGGTGAGACCCTCAAGTTGCTCTGTCGTATAACGGTTTCCGACAAGCAACGCCGCTTCGACGGCGCCGCTAGCATCTTCGAGCACCGTAGTCATCAACGGATGACTAAGCAGATCGATCGGACTTGCCTGATCGCCTGTGTCACTGACAAGATCCCCGATGTCTCTGGCATCATAGCGCTCCAGCAGTTGTGCCGCTGTCGCATACGTTGCCACGACTCACCTCGTGATTATGGAGTCAGAACGTCAGTGAACAGGAATCCGCTGACGGGGGCCGTGAGGACCACGTCGTAGTTTTCGACCACGCGAAGCAGAGTGCGACGATCTTTTTCGTCACGCAAAGTTTCAGTCGTCATTTCTTCCATCATAAAAATCGTC